CGTACAGCGCAGGGCTTTGTAATTACACCGTTAGACACACATATAGTATCAGCAATCGTAGGCTTGTACTTTGGTGCAGGTTTCACTAAGTAGGATAAAAGAGAATGGCAGCAACGCAGTTCAGTAAACCAGTACCTGGTAATTCATTAGCTACGCATAAGGTAGGTGAAAGACCGTGGGAGCGTCCACCTCAGATGAGTACTGTAGATGAAACATTGAAGTTCTACATTAACAAGCTGAACGATCAAGAAGTCATTGACGATATGATGGTAGCTATTGATATAGGTATACCCATTAAGCCTATCGTTGAAGCTATGTACGTATCAGGTACAATGAATGGCTACCACACTCTTGATGTAGGTATTCTTGTTGCACCAGCTATTACAGAGTTTTTAGTTAACGTAGCTAAGGACTACGGTATAGACTATAAAATATCAGCTAAAGATCCTAACAAGGCTAAAGAGCAGAAAGAACGTGATCGTATTAAGATGATGCTTGATGCAGCCGTAAGTAAGGGTATGGAAGAAGGTGCTGCACAGGATGATGAGGGGCTAGGCTTACTCAGAGAAATGTCTGCAGCTATGGATGTAACTGAGCAAGAGTTAATGGAAGCTGATGGAGAAGTCGCAGGTATGGAAGAGCCTGTACAGGGCGAGCTACCACTAGAAGAACCAACACAAGAGCAACCACCTGCAGCAGCACCTGAAGGTCAAGGCTTGATGGCACGAGGATAAGATACATGGCGTTTAACTGGAAAGCTTTTGCAACAGGGTTTCTATCTGATCAAGCAGAACAGATGGAGAAACGTAGACTGCTCAATGAGAAATACAAGGAGCGGATGGAAGAAGAGTATCGTGTTGCTCGTAACACGTACAGTAAGCGTAAGGCTGTAGTTGGTCAAACGATGAATGAAGTAGCTAAACTCAGATCGTTAGGCGCTTCAGATCAGCACATCAAAGCTGCAGTAGCGTCTGGACCAGAGGCTGTGTTTAAGCTATCTACTGCTCTAGGTAAAGCGTCAGGTAAGATGGGTGGTACTAAGCTATCTCACGCACAAGTAGATGCGTATATCTCTGGTGCAGATCTCTTTGAAGAGCACGATGCAAGTGTACGTGAGTTCGTTGAAAGTTCTTACGGTCTAGGCAGAACCCAAGAGGATGACGTACAATACGAACAGCCTAACCTCTTTGAGAGAGCCTTTGGAGTTAAGCTTAAAGAAGGTACTCGTGCTAGGTTAGATCAACAGAAAGCTTACGATGGTCTATCTAAGATGGATGTTATTGAGCTATCCAGGCAGGAAGCTTATCAGAGCCTAATGCCAGGAAGTTTCTTGACGTTAGATAGCGCTGTACTGTACGATCCGTTTGAAGTTAACAAGAGCTTTTCTTCATTTGTTAAGAGTGAGATTAAAGCTGTACAAGATACTCAAGCTTACATGGCTGAGACAGACATAGACAAGAAGAGAGAAATGACGGAGGCTGCAGCGTATGATGCTGCACTTATGTATCAAGGACGTTACGGTGATCAGTTTGTAGAAAACTTACCTGTAGGTCTGCAATCTTTGATGGGTGATAAATATGATGTACTGAAAGCATCTAGCAATACACCTGAGAACAGTGATGTAGTTCAAGCTACTCGTGTCGCTATAGGTAATGAGTTAGGTAATTCTGTAGAGACAGAAAAAGTTAAAGCTGTATTTGCACCTGATGGTACAGTGCTTAGTATGTCTATCTTAGATCCTAGAACTAAAAACTTTATACCTGTAGAACCATCTCAGTATGAGCAGCAGATGAATAAAGCTGAAGCTATGGGTTTTATAACCAGACCACCTAGAGATATGTCAGCTACAGGTTTAGGTCCAGAGGGTTTGTTTGGTCCTGATGTAACTGTAGAAGCACTTACCCCTGAAGGTGCTATGACTGCAGAAGAAATAACACAGGCTACTGAGAAAGCTTTACAGTACCCTACTGCTGCAAGTCGAGCACAAGAGAATATAGAGAACCAACAAGCGCTACGTTCAGCTATGGCAGACTACACACTTGAAGAGTGGGAAGGTATGTCACGTAAAGAACGTAAAGAAAAAGGTTTACCTGTACGTAACTTAGACTTAGCGTTTGCAGGTAAAGATGCATTTAAAAAGTTTCCTGATCCTACTGAAGAAGACATAGCTATAGCTGATGCAACAATGCCAGCAGAGGAAAAAGCTGAAGTAGGACGTGTTGTAGATGCATGGTCTGCATATATTGATGAACGAGGGATAACTGACCCTGAAGAAATGATAAAGTCATGGCGAGAAACTGCCACTAAGAATAAACTTCCTAAAATGTATATAGATCAAGTAGAAAAACGTTTAAAAGAAAGCTTAGGTATAAATGGCTAACGCAAATAGATACGCTACAATAGATGATCTGTATGGTGATACAGGTTATCAGACAGGCAACGCCATAGAAAGCCCTATGGGTTACGCTACTATAGATCAGCTTTATGGCCCAGCTAAAGAAGACGAAGAAGAAGAGGAACAGCCTCTTTTTGAAAGTTCTGTACCTGATGATCATAAGTTAAAGAAGCAAGATTTATATAAGCAGTCAAACATAAACACTATACGTAATTACATGACACGCAACAAAGGTGTGTCGTATAAGAAAGCTGAACCTGAAAAGCTAGTAGAAGACTTTGTTGACCACATGCGTTGGTTTAACAGCAACACTGTCTCTACTGCTGGTGAAGTTATGTTTGTTACTCGTGGGTCTGACGCTGATAAAGCTGCAGCAGGTGAAGCGTATAAGCTGTACGATAAGTTAGGTAACGTCTTTGTAAATGATGGTGTGTACGGTGCAGTAGATGGTGTTAAGGATTATATCTTTGCAGCATCCGTTGACCCGTCTAACTGGGTAGGCTTACTTACTGGTGGCTTAGCTAAGGCTGGATCTTTAGGTGTAACTAAAAGCAGTAAAGCTCTAGTTAAGAAAGCTGCATCAGAGGCTGCAATGAGAGCCGCTAAGAGTGGTGCTACTAAGCAAGCCGCTAATAAGGCAGCAGAAGAAGCTGCAAAAGATCTAGCTGTTAAGTTAGCCTCTGAGGGTGTTAAAGGTAAGAGTGCTGAAGCTGCACTAAACCTTATGCGAGCTAACGCTAAAAAAGATATTGTAATGAGAGCCGCTTCTAGTGCCGCCAAGGAAGTAGGCGAGAAAGCTGCACGAGAAGGTACACGTAAAGCTATACTTACAACTACAGGTATTGATGCTGTAATTGCTGGTACGCAGGACGTAGCTATTCAAGATATATACTTAACTACAGACGCACAAGATAAGTTCAGCAAAAGCCAGACTGCTATGGCACTAGCGCTGGGCGGCGTTGGGGGTGGAATACAGTACGCCTTTGGTAAGTTTGGCCCATCGTCAGGCTTAGGTACAGCTAGTGAGCAGATGAAGCTAGAGAAGCGTATTAAAGCTAAGCAAGTAGATCCTTTGAGACAGACGCTTGCAACTAAAAAGATTAAAGAAGGTTATAAAAGCTGGGCTGCTAAAGTAGCTGACGGTAAAGAAATACGTGGTAGTAATCTTTTACCTGAAGGTTTAATGAGTGAGATACTCTTAGGTTCAGGCGATAGAAAAGGATTAGTACACGAGTTTAAAAAGGATGGATACCGTGTAACTAAGAGTACAGAGATAGCTGACTTCTTAACTAACGTTATCCGTGAGATGCCACAGGATGAACTCCAAGATATATCTAAGATGTTCAGAGAAGCTACAGGCTATCACTTGGGTGACATGGCTGAGTTTCGTATGAGTCTAGCTGACTTGATTGCTTCACACGCTAGTGGTGTAGGTTCAGAGCTTGCTGTTTACTCACAGTCTAAGAAGATATTAGACTCAGGTATTGTAGCTGGTAACGATATTATAAACCAAGCTCTCAACAGAAAAGAAGTACGTGATACTTTAGAGGAAGGTATTGGTTTAACTAAGCTGACCCCTAAGCCTCTAGCGTATATGCAGAACGTATGGCGTAGAACTCTTGTATCGTCTACATCAACTACTGCAGCTAACGTGTACGGCTTTGCTCAGTTTAACTTAGGTCAGTCTGTATCGGATGCTTTGTCAGGTGGTGCTTGGTATGCCTACGGTGTAATGAAAGGTAATACAGCCAAAGGCAGAGAAGCTAAGCGTGTCGCTAATGTGTACAAGCAAATACAAGCACAAAAGATGCGTAACTTGATGGACCCGTTTACTACCAAAGAAGCTTACATGGACTTCTTGGATCAAAATAAAGAAGTAAAGGATCTATTGTTTGAGACTGTAGGGGCAGGTGTAGAACGTACAGCTAATAGATACAACATAGATCCTAGCTCAAGGTCATACAAGATCATTGAACGTTACGCTAACGGTGCTATGGAGATCACGGGTGTACGTGCACAAGATACATTCACTAAGTCACAAATGTTTATGACTGAGTTAGATAAGCACTTACGTATCAAGAAAGATATGAAGCTAGAAGACGTGTTGCGTAGCGGTGACTTATCCAGCATAGATGAGGATGTTGTAGGTTTAGCTTTAGACACAACTATGAAGTCGGTCTTCTCTAAAGATTACACGACAGATGACCAGATGCTAAGCTCTGCTGCACGTTTAGTAGAAGACATATCTAACGTACCTGTCATTGGTTCTATCATGCCGTTTGGTAGGTTCTTCAATAACGTTATAGCTACAACCCACCAGTGGGGGCCAACAAGCTTACTGCCTGGCGCAGCTAGACTTATGAAAGCTCAGCCTGAGGGTAAGGTACAAGCTGTAGAGGCACTGTCACGTAGCGCTGTAGGTACAACAGGTCTATTCTTAGCTGCAGAGTTTGCTGCACAGCAAGAAGAACGTGGTGATGATTACAACATCATTGACGTAGGTGGCGGTACACGAGTAGACATCAAGAACGCTTTCCCTGCATCTGAGTTTTTAGCTATGGGTAGACTGTTCCACGAGATTGTTAGAAGCGAATCTGCTGGACCTGATGAGCGTGGGTTCTATCCTCAAGTGACCAAAGAAGCATTTGAAGATGCTATTCAACAGCTAGGTGTAGGTCAGTTCGCTAGAGACATCCAGTTCGGTAATGATATGTACAAGCTACTGGATATGTTTGCCTCTGAAGAGGGTGGACCAGGTTTAGCTGCTGAGTTATACAAACGTGGTGGTGGTTACGTAGCTGGCTTCACTAGGCCGTTAGACACAGTTAATAAAGCTGTAGGGTTTATCACTGAGACAGACTACGTTAAGGATATGCGTCAAGCTAAAGGCACAGAGATCTTTACGTTACAATCCGCTAGATACTTCGACAATATCATTGAAGCTTTTATGGGTGAAGTAGATGGTATCACAGGCGAAAGACTTAGAGTTGCATCTAGAGAGGGTGACTTGTACGATCCTAATCCTATAGCTACTATGTTCGGTATCCGTGTTATGCCTAGTCAGACAGGTACAGAGAAAGCGTACAGCTTAGCTAACATGAAAACCTTTAGGCAGGACAGCCGTAGTAAGGTAGCTCAGTACGATAGAATATTCAACGAGACAATGGCTGCACCATTGAATAGACGCTTGAATAGTTTGATGGAAGATAAGAGGTTTATTGAGGGGTCTAACACTTATAAACGTGCTAGGATCAAAGACGTTTTAAAGGACCAGAAAGCTGTCGTTAAAGACGCTATGGACGTTATGTCTTCAGAGTCGTACTTAGCTAAGATGAAGTACGATACTATTAATAAGGCTAGGGATTCTGCCCAGTATGAAAATGCTATTCGTAGTATGAATGATTACTTTAAGAAGAAAGGTATAGAGCCTAAGCCTATAGATGATTACACACCCAGAGACTTGTTACAGCTACAATCTATCATTGAGTATTTCAAGTACATAGAAAAAGGTAACTAACCAACAACAAAAAGAACTAGGGGGCCACGACAGCCCCCTTTTTTATTATTTAAGTCCTGTTTGTTCTGCTGCACGTCTAGCCATTAGAATAGAATCTTCTAAACGTTCCAATGATCTATCCTTCATGCGTGACTCATACAGACTACTCGCTATGTGTCGCTGAGCAGGTAGCAATAAGGTAACTAACTTATCGTAGAACTCTTCCTGCTTAGCTTGCGTGTGCCTTTTGGCTTCTTCTTCTATGTTCACATTATGCGCTCTCTGGTATTTGGAAACAATATGTATTTGCTCTTGCCTCAGGTGCAGGTTTAGTACTCTCTAATCTGTTTTCCATCTGAACAGCTATCTCATTACAAGAACCTCTGTCCATAAACAGGCCATCAAAAGCTTGTACTTTTACACGGCCCTCAAACATCATAACGAGTACTAAAACGTACATACTAAAACCAGCCTTTAACTTGCTCAATCAAAGCTGGTCCATGCTCCGTTGCCAAGCTTACCGCTTCTCCGATAGCCGCCATACCGATAGTTGCTACTGCCATAAATTCAATACCTGTCATATTACTTCTCCTTTGTTTGGTTTAAGTTAAGTCTACTACTTCACACACATCACCAGTACAAGCCATAGTTTGCATTGCAACAGTGTTGTCTTCTTGTTCATAGTCAGAGAGCTTACTCCAATCAATCTTCTCTGGCATAGAACCTAATAGTACTTCATACTCTTCCTTAGTGCAATCCTGATATGGAGCTTGCTGGTAAGTATGATCTGAGTGTGGCAAGAAAGACACACCTGACATCTCATCAAAGTGCTCATACACGAAAGCACCTACGTGCATCCATTCAGAGTCACGTACTGAGATAGTCACGCTAGGCTTGTGCTCACACCAGTGACGCTGATACGTTAGCCAAAGATTAAGTTGCTCTATAGCTGTCATATCGTTACGTGTTACTGCACCTGCTGGTGACTTCTGTGGAAAGCTGAACACTGTAGTTGTGTCACCCTTCATAACGCATGGCTCGTTAGGTATACCTTGATCCTTCATAAGCTGCGTCAGTGGATCTTTGTTATCACCACGGACAGTACGGATATAATAGGGACTGTGACGAGCATGTATTCCAGAGGCTGAATCCACCAGTTGTGATACCGTGCCCGAAGGTTTGACGCACGTAATTGCCGCAGATACAGGTATACCAAGACGGTCAGCCCATTCAGCATTAGTAGATATAGCAACGCTCCTAAGGTGTGCAAGAGTTTTCTCCAATCCCATATTCTCAGATGTCATTAAAGGGTTGTCCATTATTCCTGTAAGCGACACACCCAGCAGACGCTCCTCTTCGGTGTTCTTGCTCCACACCTTACGCAAGTATGGAAACTTTGTGTAGGCCGACTGGATTGTTCCAAGGATTGTTGCGATGCGTACCTTTCCTTCCAGGTTTTCAATATTGTCTGTGGCACGTACAACAACTTCCGTAAGATTACAGAACTGATACGGACGCAAGATAATCTCGCTACATGGATTAGTTCCAAACTCATAGTCAGGGTCACGTCTACCATTCTTTGCAGCTTGTACTTTACTTGCTTGACGATTGAATACACCACGCTCTCCTGACTTGCTTTCTACTAAGGCTTGCCACTCACGCATGAACGTTTCCATGTCAGGCTTCTCAGTGTAGCTTACAGAGTTATTCGCTAACGCACGGTGCGCTGCAGTCTCCCACCACTGTCCTGACTTAGCGTGACGCATACGATCATCTGACAGGTTAGACAAACTAATCATGGCACTACGGCGTACACCACCTACTACAACGATCTGACCAATGAAGCACATCAAGTCGTGACACTCAATGCTGGACAGCTTACGCCCTTGTGCGTTCTTGAATGTAGTGATAGCAAAGTTAAACAGTTCAACTAAAGGCGCTGGGCCACTAGCTCTACCGCCAAACGTTTTAAGTCTAGACCCTGCAGGACGTACCAAACCTACATCCCACTGAGGGATCTCACCAGCCCAGAGGAGTGCCAACAGTTGACGGAACGCTTTAGCCCAACCTTCCTTACTGTCTTTGACAACGATTGTAGTCTCACTGTCGAACAACTCAGGGACTTCAGGAAGCTTACTGATGAACTGACGCTCAACACTGAAGCCAACACCAGTACCACACAAAAGGATGAACATAGCCTCATCGAAGGACTTAGGGTCATCTACGGGTAGGTAACTACAGTTATACCCTGCAGTGTTATCACGGGCTAGAGCAGGACCAGCAGTCATCATAGCTCGCATAGATGGCATAACGTCTAGGTTTAATATAGCGTCACGTATCTGATCTACGTAGCTATCGTGCCCTGCCTTGGGGCGTATAACGTTATTCATGTAGCGCTCTACTGTTTCGCTCCACGACTCACGCCCTTTGTTATCGAAGTACTTAGCGTACCTAGACTTATGAATGAATGACTGATAGTCAGTCGGTAGGTAGTTATCCATTATCGTTTGTCTCCATTACCTTTTAGTGTCCCTCTGTTTTGACGATCTTTTAGTTTCTTTAAGTTTCCTTTAGCTACCTCAGACATCTCTATATTTAAGTCACGGCACAGCGCTGCGATATACCACAAGCAGTCACCTAACTCATCAGCTATACCGTTACGATCAAAGTTCTTATCACGTAAGATCTTCTTTACTTTGTTGGCTACCTCACCTGCCTCTGCAGCTAAGCCCAGCGCAGGGTAGATAACTTGATGCTCTTGTTTATAGATAGCAGTAGATGCAGCCATGTCTTGATACTCGTTAAACAAGTAGTCAACATCATTAAATCGTTGGAACGCATCAATATCTTCTTGGGTTATCATACAACTACCACCTTTCTTTTACTACTAAGTTATCTACTTTTATATCATCTATATCGTGGAACGTATTGTGCAATAAGTCATGTATATCCTCGACATGTGCATCGTCTACTGTTGACAATATGTTAGCTTCTTCATCTACCTTCAACAAAAAAGTCACGCTGAACTTTTTCATTTGTGCTTCTCCTTATAGTTATCAATCAACCAACCCAGATATACTCTGGCTTTCTCTAAGTCTTCCAACCCATTCTTATACTCGTGACGCCACATATACTTTAATACATTACCTGCCATGTAAGCACTTGTACCGTTCATAGAACCTGTCATGGCACGTATAGCTTCGATACACTCTATACCAGCCTGATTGTAGTGGACTGGTTTGTTAACTGAGTCGTGCATTGTTACGCTTCTCCTAAAGTTTTAGTGTACTTAGTAAGCTTTACTACCTTACCATCCGTACCCTCTACTTCTTCATACATGTTTTGTAAGGGATTGTCAAGCCCCATAAGTGCATTTCTGCGTTCTTCAACTATAGTGTACAAATCCTCATCATCCTGTGCTACTTCTAAGAACGTTGCCATAAGTGTAGCTAGATGTATGATGTAAGATAGCGTATCTGAATCCATGTCTGTGTTGTCACCAACAACAAGTCCTGTACTTAGTTCACCTGTCCATTCACCATCCTCATCAAACGCATGAGGCTTTAGTACTATAGCTACTTCGTTGTCTCTTATGTAGTACTTCATTTGTTATCCTGGTCCTTTTTCTCACCTTTAAATGGTATCTTCTTAGTACGTATTGCTTTACCGTCTTCCTTCAGCCAGTCGTAAGGTATGACTCTATGTGCCCACTTGAAGCCGTACTTATCGCACCACTCAAAGTATTTAGACTTAGCACCTTTATATAGTTTAGCTTTAGAGTTACTAAACACAAAGCGTATGTCTAGCTCAGGGTGTTGTTCTTTTATAGCTAGGTGTTTCCTTCTATCTTCACTATCAAAGATACCTTTAGTTTCAATGATAATACCGTTATCTAAAACAAAGTCAGGCGTGTAAGTCCGATAGCGTAGATCTTCCCACTCTATCTTTAGGACTTCATACCTGACCCTGTGTTGCTTATCTCTGAGGTACGCAGCGACTTCTTTCTCTAAGCCGCTACGATACCTGCCCTTGTTATGTCTGACTGCCAAGTGATACGTACTCTACTGTTGGTGGAGTCTTAGCTCCTTTGTAAACTTTAGAAGGTAGAGCCTGTAACTCAGGCCAGCACTTCTTCTTGTGATCACAGAAGCCGCACGTCTTGCTTAACTTCCAGTTACCACTAGCCTTACCTCTGTACGTTTCAGGTTCAGCATCAAAGCATCTCTCAAAAGGTTTGTCTTGTGAGATGTACTCATAGGTATCCTTGATGTCAGCCATAGTTTGCTCAACGTCAGCCTCTGCAGCGGAGACATACTTGAAGTCACCATTAGCTTTATTGATTACCCACCAGCCGCCTACACCTTTGTCTGCTGCCTTAGAGTAACCTACTAGCTGTTCAACGTAACCGAAGTTGTCGGATTGTTTCAGACTGTAATAATCTGTGAACTTGTTTTCAAAAGACCACGGTGATGCAGACTTGACATCATCAACTTTACCGTCCATGATCATGTCGTACTCACCGCTAATCTCTTTACCGTCTTCGTCTAACTTCAGTGTTACCTTATCGTTGTCATCAAAGTTTACCTTGGCTGCTCGTAGTAGACCTTTGAATACAGCCTCTACTAAGTCACCCATAACCATGTTCATCTTAAAGGATACTGGCTTAGGCTCAGCACCTTCAGGATTATTCTTATCAAACCAAAGCTGACACTTAGGACGCCCAATGTTGGACATCCTGAGTTTAAACTTGCGAGGTTCAGTATCAGCTACGAACTGTTTGGTAAGAGCTTCCTTAACGTCCTGTGCTACCTTGTCGATAACATCTTCAGACATAGAAGCCTTACCATCCAGAACATCTCTGAGAAAAGAATGTACTGCTATCTCAGCTACGTGTTGCATGAGATTACTCAAAGTCCTGCACGTCAACGATACTACCTACGATAGCACTGTCTTCAGCAGAGATACGCTCAACGTTATTCTCTTCCCACTTGTTTAAGATATACTGATTGCTGTTCTCAATGTAAGATAAGAAGTTCTGCAGCACATCGTTGTCACCATCAGCGAAACCTACAGTCTCACCTAAGTCAGAGTCAACTACAGCAAACTTAGTTCCACTAGGCATGGACCGTCCTGAACCTGTAAGTGTAATCAAGTTCTCTACTGGTGACAGACGCTTATTCATAAGCTTAGCGATAGTACCATCAATGGCTTGCATACTCTCACGGTTCTTTACGTCATACACGAATGGGACTTCGATACCGTCAAACGTATCCACTTCATCACCACCCTCAATGAAAGCACCGTTAACTCGTGCCATACCCATCAGTACTTTTACACGGCTTACACTGCGTATCAAATCCTGCTGATCTGCAGGTAGAGCTTTGAAGTCTTTGATGTAACCTGTCGGACGTCCTAAGTTAAACCCACCAAGTACATCTTTCAAGTCCATGTTTAAGTTAGTGGACATCACTGTACGTAAGAAAGAGTTACTGCTGCTGTCCCACTTCTGCCAGCGTTGACGCTCAGCAAAGAAGCGTACATCCAAGCTACGTGCAAGGAACTCATCATCCCCTTGCCTTAGTTTAAACACTGGTGAGTCTACTACTTTCTTTCCTTCTACTTCCTGGATTACTGCAGTCGAGATACGATACAGATCACTGGTTGCTTTACTTGATGCTGTTGAGGCTGCAGAGAACCCCATTGCATCTGCTAAGTTCATGTTGTCTACTTTCAAAGGTACTACATTTGCGTTCATTATTATGTTATCCTTTCAACGCTATTACAAAAAAGTCAAGAGCCTAAGTTATACCACTAAACGTCCTTCGTGTCAAGCCAATTCGGGCCTATCTTGGCCTCTAAAAGTAGAGGCACGTTCATCTTTATATCGTAGGCTTCTTCAATCAATCTGTCTAAGTCCATGTTTAATGTGTCGATAGTAGCAAGTACATACTCCTTTTCATCTGGGTGTACATCAACAACAATAGAATCGTGTACACTGTTTACTACACATGATTGTAACTTCTCAAGTCTAGCTTCAAGTTCAATAAGCACAAGCGGTACTACATCACCTGTAGCGAAGCCCTGCACTGGGTAGTTCTTGATCATCGTAAAGTGTGACGGTGTACCGTTATCCCTACGTGTAACCTCAGGGAAAGCGTACTGCCTACCACTAACGTTAGTGATCTTGTTTAACCTGATAGCTTCATTGCCTAGCTTCTTGTGCCACGCTGCGATACCTTTGTACTTCTCATTGAAGTGCTCATAGTATGCAGCCTCTGCCTTACTACGTCCATATCCTGTAGCGCCGAAGAGTGGAGCGAAGGTGTGTGACTTAGCTTCCTGTCTGCCTGTAGGTTGTCCTGCATCAGAGATAACCTTAGCAGTATAGGCATGTACGTCAAACCCTGTGTTAATCTCTTCCATAGCTACCTTGTCTTGCGATAGGAACGCAGCCGCACGAAACTCAAGCTGGGCAAAGTCAGCTTCCATGATGTGTCCACCCTCCCAGCGTGATATGAATACACGCTTTACTGGGAACGTTCCACCACGAGGCATGTTCTGCATGTTGGGGTTGCGTCCACTAAACCGCCCTGTGGCAGTGATGTGCTGGGTAAGGTTAACGTGTAGGAATCCATCGTGCTTAGTGTAGGTGGAAATACCATCCACAAAACTAGAGAGATAACTACTAACAGCAGAAAGCCTTTTAACATCCTCAAGGAATCGCTTGGCAGTTTCCATACCGTTGTTATTAGCGGTGGCAATGAGCGCATCTAACTTATCCTTTCCTGTAGCGAAGCCATTGTAGCTAATCCATTTACGTGCTGGTGGGGCGTTGAACCCTAAGCCAGCTAACTCGTTAGTCTCTTTAAGTCTGTACCCTTTACCACCACATGACTTACAGTCGTTAGGCTTCTTGTACTTTGTACCATCCTTCTTAATCTTGTACGTCTTACCTGTACCGTTACAGTCAGGGCAGTGTAGTGCTACAGTCTTGAGCATCTGCTTGCTGTTAGCTTCTACAATATCCTTGTGGTCTTGGGGTGTCTTAGCGTAGTCAAATAAGTCAGACCATTCTTTCTTGTTATTTATTCTACGGCTAAAGATAACCTGGGATAGTTGCTCTGGTGAGTTAAGATTTATGGGCGTTGCTCCCATGAGCGTTCGCACTTGTCCATACAGACGCTCTTCGATGTCTGCCTTTTCTTGCTCGAACTCAGTTCGGACGTGTTCGAGGGTGCTTTGATCCACCCTGATGCCTGACATGTACATTCGGGCGAGGGTTTTACAGGTGCGGAAGGTAATGTCTCTGACTTTATGTAAGGACGTGCTGGAAGGATCGTTGTAGTCTGCTTCGGCGGCTTTGTACAACTCACCAGTAGTCCGTAAGTCAAGATCAAGATAGTGGCTAAGCTCAGCCAGAGGTATCTCATTAGTGTTGTATCCTTTCTTGTAGTACTTCTTTAAGGTGTCATCCTTCTGGTACTGCAACTCTCTACGTAAAGCACACTGCTCTAAGCTCAGCGCTTCCTTCTGTCCACGCTGCAAGATATACTCAGCCAGCATAGTATCGTAGATGTCACCGTCATACTTGAAGCCACTAGCCCACAACCACGACAAGTCGTATTGTAAGTTATGCCCTATAAGAAGTGTTGTTTTGTTAAGTAAGTCTTGTAGTTTATCTCTGTTAGCTACGAAGTCTTCCGTTGTAGCCTCTGCATGATCAAAGTTAATGATGTCTCGTTGATCTGTATCTAAGCACAGTACACCTACTTGAGTAAGCGTATTCTCTGATTCAAACGGATCGTTGAATATCTTACCGTTACGTAAGGTTATACTGTTCTCTACGTCTAATACTTTTCTCATCTATGCTCCATATCTAGAACGTTCACCGTCTAAGGTACACGTTACTTTACCGTGCCACCCACCACGTAGCTTATTCTTAGCTATGTTCAAGTGACGTACATCGTCTTGCTCGTCTTGTCCTTCTATCTGTTGAGGGTTCTTAGAGATCAACACCATCAGGTCAGCCTCTGCTGCCTTACCTGTCTTACTACCTTCCATCATTGATTGATCCACGAACACCTTACCTTCAGCTACAGCGCTTAACTGTGACATCCATATGATAGCACAACCATACTGCTTAGATATATTCCTAGCATGGATAGCTGCATCTTTCAAGTACACGTCAGCTTTATCTGAGTTACGTGTTGCAAACTTGTCACCCATATCCAGCACTAAGATGTCAGGCTGGTAAGCTTTCGTAAGAGCCTCAACCCAGTTCATGTCTTTACCTGTGCTGTCATAGATCTTGATGTTATCGTGTACAGGTTTGTACCTATTGGATGCTAACGCATAGTTACCTTTCACTTCTTCCATTGACATGTCTGTAGCTGCACTGAGATACCTAGCACCTACACGCTCATAACTTTCTTCGTTACACAACACGATACACTTAGCACCCTGCCTAGCGAATCCACCCTCAGAGGCTATAAGAGAGGCATGGAAGC